GTCGAATAATATTTTCAGTGTTTCACTGATTCCACTGGATTTAATGAGGCGTGGACTAATTAATTGGGTCGTTAGACTGGCAAACCAGGCTAAACTGGACCCACATAAGATACGGGTGTGACAACAACGGTCATACCAGTGACATTAGCATTATAAGTAGGAATGTCAAATGCACTAGTGTTGACTGAAAGCTTAAGACCATACCCGCCCCCGGTAAGGGCGGCCATAGCCGCAGGTACAGTCTGAGGCACCTTAAACGTGTACTTCTGAGAACAGGAATAAGCGTTTTGTGCGCCCGTATTTGACCGAGTGTTGCCTGGTGTGCAAACAATATGCACAGCACTTGCACCAAAATTATCGGCCATGCAATTAACAGCTATCAACGCACCTCCCAGCACATCCGAAAAGTTCCAGAAGGTGTTATTATTGTTGAATATCATAGCCGTAGTAAACATGGCAGAAATCTCAACGCAATACACACCGTAAGCGCCTTTCGGAAAAGTGATAGTATTCGGTCCCGGGTCACGCCAATAATCTGGAATGACTGTGGGATCATACGTAACACCACCCAAAGCAATGAGTAACATGTTCTTATAAGGCAAAGACAAATAACTAGTAATACTAGTGCTGCCAGCAAACATGTTGGTTGACTGAAAACTGCCGATAGCATTGACATTGGACCAAGTGCCCCAGAACATCTTGTCATCAGCACTAGTAGACGAAGACAAACGTGGCTTGGTGAACTCGATTTCATACGAAACCCACAATTCACCGACGACTGAGGCAGCCTGCTGCCCAACTGTGGCAATAGAAAAATTGCCCATAGAGGCCAACCTAGGATCACCAGATGTCAAAATATCACAATACAGCCACTCATTGTTACCCAATTGAGGAGCACATTCAACCGGATGAATAGCAGAAATAGCTGGATTGGTAGACACGGCGTACTCATACTGATCCATCTGCAATTTATTCGAAAAAGGGGCTTCCAATGTGTTGTACTGTGTGGCCATAATAACTGCACCCAACGCAGTGTTAGTGCTAGCCACAGCAGTCGCAGAAGTGGTTTTGAATTCAAACACAAGCCCTTTAAACTTAAACTGTTCGAAATTCACAGCCACATTGGCCAACCAAGGAAACAACCCCGTGTAAGTTGGATTCAACAAAAAAGTGAATATATTGAACCCACTCCCGGTTGAATTGATATCACGAACGTACTCACGATGAGTAACAGAGAACCGCTGCGCATTCTTCATGGCAAACTTAGGAGGGCCAGATGATCTAATCATACCGTCATACAAAGAATTTTGTCTGACGGTGTAGTCCCCCATACCAGTAATGGTAGCAATAGCTTTCTGAGCCATATCTCCGACAAACCCACCAATGCTGCTGCCAACCTGCCTTCCAACTGACTGTTTAGGCCTGACCTGCTTCTCGACTATACGAACAATCTGCTTAGGTTTAGACTTCTTGCGGTTGTTTTGTTTGCGAGACTTGGGGCCAGGATTAGGCTCAATACCAACCAAATCAGTCATGGCAGCTTGCTTCCTGCGCTTAGCGTTCTGAACTGCACTAACCGGTAAGTAATCGGAAAAATACTCACCAATCTCATAAGGTGCGGCTTCCGCCTTAGAATAGAATAGTCTGGCCCCTCCTGTGGGAGTTACTACAATATAACACCCAACATGAACATCTGATGGCAAACTTTCAGAATAAGCCAAACTAATAAACTTCTTGCGCATTTCAAGGTGAACTGCCTCTCGAGAACCATCTGAAGCAGCTTCATCATACGGAACCATGACATAATCATCAGTGGTCTTATGACCGCACGACGGGCACGCTTCATGGCCATGGTAATAAACTTCCAATAACTCACCAGGAATGCGAAGTTTTGAAAGAAACCAAAATATATTGCCATTCTTTGCGTGAGCCAAACGATTACGTTCAACTCCGCTCACCGACCAGTCATAAGGCACACGGCAAGACAACGATCCAGCCTCACCATCCGTAGAGGCGTACTCTTTGGGCCCATCGGTGTCTGTGTGCAAAAGCAGGTCAAAATAAGGATGAGAGAACTGGGTTGATAAATCTGCAGCAGACAACAACCGCTCCCATTCAGATTGCATTTCTTGAGTCCACCCATATATGTAACCCAGCTGTTCCCAAGTGGCCACATCGGGCTCACTGCGACCGGCCAGCATCTTCCAGGGCTCGTCTTTCGGTTTATAGGCTTGGTTACCCTCGGTAAGTTCCAATATCCTAAGCAAAAAAGCTTTCAATGGCGGGCACGGCCATGCCGCATCCAAAAGACTCAAGGCAGTGCCTCTAATAAGAGACTCTCTAGACACATTGGGTGGTCGATCAAAGCAATAAGCAATCTTATTTATGACACGACCTGGCTTAGGCACAAAAGTCCAACCCCCCTGAACGGGAGTAAGGCGCATGGAACAAAACTCGGCCAGGGCAGGATTAGGACGGTAATAGGGCTTGGATTCAAAACCCAATTTGGCCATCCAGGTTGCCCAATCAATCTTCTGGCCGTAGTGGGAACCGATGTTGTCATCGCCAGCAACGAGCATTTTCAACTCAGACATAGCCTGTTTAACGCTGCAAGAATTAACTATGCAGTAGATAAACAAATGCATGAGGCCATTCTGCACCGAATTGAACAAAGAGGTATGGGGATCGCCCGAACAGCGACAACCCTTACGCTCATACCGGATGCCCTGGGAGGTGTAACCATGGCAGTCACAATTCGCATCCATAAGCTGCACGACAGCACGTGGCGCACCGAATATTTTCGCGATCCAAACCTCGAGCTTCAACAGCTCAGTGCAGAAAGAAGAATCATAGGCACTGACATCGTCTTCAAACACTTGAGCCTCCATGTCGAGCACAGCCGCAGCGTCAGACATTTTGACGCCACTGACGAAAAGATGGAACTCTTCGTATTCCAAACGCGCTTGAATCTGCCCTGCAAAGCAGCAATGAAAGGAGACACCAGGGCAATAAATTCCGGACCAGCGCCCTGAATTAACCGGGACGCCTTCTCCGTGACCCCAACCGGAGATCGATGGTTGGTGAACTCCTCCTTGACGAATGATCTGCGAGTTGACCACGCATGAGCGTATGCAGTGATATCCGAGTCGCTATCAATCCCATTGCAGGTTAACCACTCCTTAGCCGCTTTAATGCGAGCCTTAACACCAGGAGCAGCGTTACTGTTCTTCAACCATTCATCAAACGGCAGTTCTTCGATCTTAAACTGCTTCCCGAATAAGTCATCTTTGTTGGATTTAACCCAGTTAACATACTTGTTAACAAAATCCATATCAGGAGGCGGAGTGGCATTCATAACACGAGCCTTAACTGCTGCTTCCTGATTAACATAATTGTTTTCAAAGATGCGAGGTTGATAAGAAGGGTCACACATAGCCACTTGTTCCACTCGAGGTCTGACAGCATCATCATGGTCAGGTTTAACGAACGGACCAGATTGAACTCGATACATACAGGCATCATCGCGCTGGGGTTTTGGCGCAGGCCTGGAAATCTCGGTTAAAGTGCGCACAGGCAAACCCAGGTCGCTGCCCTTTCTGGCCAACCACTTGCGGAAGTTAAGTAACCCGCCAGATGGAATGCCAACCTGAGTGCCGGGACTCTGAGGGGCGCCCTGAGTGGCATATAAAGCAGCTGCCGAAGCCAACCCAGCCGAAACGAGCCCGCCGAAACCACGAGCGGGGCGTGAACCAGGACAAAGCAGGCTTGCGAGGGCCACACACCCCGAAGCTGCCAACAAACAACCCTGCCAAATACCAATCTTATAATAAGACTGCGTCACAACACGACTCACATTCTGTATATCATTCCAATACATGTTGTAAGCTATAGCAGGTGCATACATGACACTAGTGGCGCGTTGAATAGGAGTAAGGCCACTCTTAGGATCTCGGCAGAGATTGAGTGCTTTAACCTGAAGCACGTTGTAGTTGGCATACTTCGCGTCATACTGACGCGTACATTGGTAGGCAACTAATTCATCAACCAACCCGGCCCAAATAGACACTTCGAGAAAATCATCTTGCAGCAAGTGTACGCCCCAATGGTTGGCATGATTATAAGAATCAGCTCGATTCGAATCCGACCAAACACCTACGAACCCGAGCTTCGGAAACCTAAAATTTTCGAACTTAGGCCCATCGACGGCTGGGTCGCTAGCCCCAACCTTAACAACTGGGGGCAAGGCAGCAACAGATGTAGCTGCCTCAGCCTTGGTGACTTGTCTAACGGACGTTGGCACGTGCGTCCAGTCACGCTTGAAGGCCTTACGGGTCTTCTTGACTGGCGCCCTGACAGTGCGCGTTGAAGAAGGGGTCTGTATTTCGGGCTCAGAATCTTCCACCACAGGCCACCGAGAAGCCAATGATTCGCGGAAGAATTTGGCACGTACTGCCTCACGTGCCGCAGCCGCGTCCTTTCGAACGCGTGCCACCTCCTTAGCAGCTTTGGAGGCAGCGGTTTCACGCCACACCATCTTACGACGAGGTGCGGCAAGCTTGGGCTTAACAGCCCGTTTGTGGGTTTTAATCTGCCACCCACCATCATCGACCACTTGGTCGGAACGCTCTGGAATTTCCTGAGCAGTAGACTCTTGACTTAATGACTCAAGAGTGCCACGATCCCGCTTAGGATCACTAATATTGGACATAATTAAACATATTAGTATAGGCCAATGACGATCCACTCGTGCGCGCCCCTCTCAACTGTCCTTTGTTAATGTGCCTGTTGGATAGGCACCAACTTAATTCCGGTTATCCGGTATGAAGAAGAGATAAGGGTGGACGCAACTAGGGTCAAAGGCCAAAGCGGCGACGCCGTGGGCAGCCACCCCACGGCCATAATTAACTCCAAAACTGTCTAGGGCTGGAGCAAGGTTTTCATTCCTTGTGCCGCGCAAAGCGCGGGTAAAACCGCC